ATGGATTCTTACTCATGAAGAATCTCTGCGAATTACATCGCCTTGGACATGCAACTGTAGCTTAAGGTAAGCAACAATTGTGGATTATCGACAAATCCATAAGGAATTGCTAATATGATACCTGATATAATGCAATATAGGAGGTAGTTAAATGTCTACATCAACTTCTAAAAACTCAAAGCTGTATAGTTATTTGAAAGGCTATGAAACCGCATGTTTCACGGGTCATAGCTACGAGGTAACAACGGACTCGGTAAAATCCATTTTTAAAGACGAGCTTCAGGTTTTACTACCAGAAGCCAAAATTCCACAGGGTAAGACCCAACGGGTATTATCCAACATTGATAAGTTCTTCATCAGATATTATAATCGGATGTCGAATTTGACTAATTCTGCTAAAGTCAAAGATTTAGCAGACCGATCTAAGACTTCTAGAAATCAACTAGAAGAGATACTTTCTAACCTCATGACTTGCGAATCATGCGATTTGGATGTAGTTGCATTTATGGCTTATAGCCAGAATGCTGAGCCAATGGATATCTGCGAAAGATGTCCGTGGTACTGTAATCATAAATTTTGTATGATTTATGGAAGTTACGAGGATGAAGAGTTGACCTCAACCCAGTATAATCTTAGTGTACCAGAATATAGGTATCTGGCACTAGCTTTACTCCAACTCGCTAATTTGCTATTGGTAGAGTGTGGTATAAAGAAGGATGAATTAAACTCCTATTATACATTGTTTACGCATATATTGACATGTAGTCATATATATGAATTAATGAATCCTTCCGGCGAAGCCAGGGAGGAATATATTACTGAGACTCTTAGTATGTTAAGATCTCCTCATATTGATTACGATACTGAAGATTATCAGTATTATGACGATTTATTAACCCAAGTCTTCGAAGACGTGAATCGAGGGAAACTGGCTTATGCTAGAGATATGTATAATGCTATCTATAGTATAAGAGACGAATTATCAAAGCCTTTTGACATTGACCGAGATTACTACTATTCCATGAAAGGAACAGGTCAGGTAAGATACACGAAAGAAAGGTTTTCCCTTCAATCTAGTGCGTTCGAAGTAGACTATCACAAGTATGATGATAGAGTAATAAAATTTGATTCCTATATAGGATATCAATCTGAGTACAAAGAGGATCAGGAAAATATCCCTGATACTTCTATTAATTCTAAGGTCATAAACAATCCAGGAAAGTTTAA